CTGGCTGGTGCATCTGGTTCGATTGGTACAATAGCAATCGGTTCTCCGACAAGCGGTGTTACCCAGACTACCACAATAAATGGTCGCGTTACTTTCGCCCCCATCGGCGCTACGGTTGCTGCGTGGAGCACTAGCGGGGTTGGACTGATCCAATCTGCGGCAACCTTCACCGACATCACCACCGCAGCATCTGGCACGGTGACGACCGCCTACATGAACTTGTTCGGTGCGCAGACCTATGCGGCCAGCAATACCGGCGTCACGGTCACGACGCTTTATGGAACGTATTTCACTGCACCCGCCGCTGGCACGAACGTCACGGCGACAAGCAAATGGGCACTTGGCGCGGACAGTGTAAATATTGGTACGCTGACCTCCACCCATACCGATAACTATTCAGCCGCAGCAACTACCTCGGGGCAAACCAAGACCGTCAACATTGGCACGGCTGGTCTGTCTGGTTCGACCACGACTATCAGCATCGGCTCAACCGCATCTCCCGGTGTGGTCACCATCAACGGCTCGGTGCAGGGTCTTTCTGCGTCAACCGCTTCGGGCGCAACGATTACCCCCACTGCGGGCACGACTAACCAATACACGGTAACGGCTCTTGCTGTGGGCGCGACTATCGCGGCCCCAAGCGGCACTCCTGTGGATGGTCAAAAACTGATGCTCCGTTTCAAGGACAACGGAACGGCCCAAACGCTGACTTGGACGACCACTTCGGGCGCTTATCGCGCAGTTGGCGTAACGCTCCCCGCGACTACGGTAATCTCCAAGGTTCTGTATGTTGGCTGTATATACAACTCTCAGGATAGTTTTTGGGACGTTGTAGCGGTGGCGCAGCAATAATGGCACAAACTTGGTCATACATTGCAGCGGGCGCTGTCCAAACTGGCGCTAATGCTATAGTGTTTGTTCCCGCCGGATATGCTGCGGGCGATCTTTTGGTCATCTGTCTGGAAAGCAGCAGTGCATTAATATCCACACCGACTGGTTGGACAGCCATTTCGGCGGGCAACTACGCGTATGCGTTCTATAAGTTCGCTGGGGGCAGTGAAGTATTTACAACGCTGTCCGGCGGGTCTGTTACAGCACAATCAGTCATGCTGTGCTATCGTGGCATCCTTGGTATAGACACATCTGCGACTTACGCCAGTGCGTCAAGTACATCAGTTACAACAAACACCCAGACAACCACAGCAAGCGATGATCTCGTTATATCTGTGTTTGGTTGTTCTGCAAATGTCAACAACACAATAACAGCACCGGGGAGTACTACAACTCGGATTAACCAGAGTGCGACAGTGGGTAGTGGCGGCGGATTGTTAATAGTTGACGAGAATAAAGCTACGGCGGGCGTTACCACCGCAAGAACGGCTTCGTTTAGTAACAGTGTTAGTAATGGTTGCGTTTCGTTCTCATTCAAGCAATCCCCACCACCAACTTCAATCGGTATGTCCCTCATGTTCTAAGGACAGATAATGGCAAACACTTACACTTGGTCGATCACTCGGATGGACTGCTACCCCAAGCAGAACACTTACACGGATGTCGTGTTTGCAGTCTATTGGCTATTGTCTGGGACAGACAGCATCAACACTTGCAGCACCAGCGGCAACACCCAAGTCACTCTTGATCCCGCAGAGCCTTACATCCCGTACGCAGAATTGACGCAGGATCGAGTAATTGGTTGGGTGCAGGAAGCCCTCGGACTCGACGGCGTGGCGCAATGCGAGGGGAATGTGGACACGCAGCTTGCCGCGCTGGCGGTGCCACCTGTAGTGACACCCCCATTGCCTTGGGCCGCCGCATAAACCGACAGCCCAATACAATTATTCGGCTTGATAATGGGCAAGATTAGCGATTAACCGCGCATCATTTGGACTATGCTCTAGGGCAAGCGTGACTTGCTTTATAGACTCCTCTTTCATGCCCAAATTCCATGCGGCAATGCTGGCGTAATCATGCGGCATAGAACCCCACACCTCAGGGTCTACGGTATAAAGATATTCCCGCTGTTCTATGGCGAGTGCTGACATAGCTGCGCCATAACATTCCGCCCATTGGTGACGATTATATGCCAGCTTGGCGATTTCACACCACGGCTCACGCGTATAAGGGGCCTCAATCACGCCCATGCGCGCAGCCTTCATGGCCCCTTCCCAATCCCCCAATTCAGCATAGCATCGGGACATTACGCGATATGCGTAACAACGCTCGTTTGCCCAATCAGCACCGGGCAGATTAAGATAGCGGTTGCATTCATCAATAGACTGTTGCCAATGGGCGTTAAACGACAATTCGCGGGCATAATAAAAGGCATTGCGCGGATCATGGGGATCTTCCCTAACTGACATTTCCAGCAATGGCAGATATTGCCCACGGCTCTTGGTCGGGTCTGGCTTGTGGATTACCAATAGCATATCAGTGTTGGCATATTGTTCGGTTATGCCATAGGGCACCGGGTATTCATGGCAGGGATGCAGCCATCTATATCCATGCCGAGCGTGGATCTTCTCGTATTGGAACTTGATCCCGGCACCCCAGTCAAACCCATAGCGAAGTCGCGTAGTGCCATCCACCCAAACGCGCTCAATTTCATCTCGCCATCCCGGCTGCAACACCTCATCCAAATCAAGGCTAACACACACATCAATGTTACGGGGCAAAAGTGCTATTGCCGCATTGCGCGCATCATCAAAACGCCAAGGGGTAACGCAAATTTCGTGAACAATGGCCCCGCATTGGTCTGCCAATTTAATTGTTTTGTCAGTGCTTCCAGTGTCTGCAATAACAATCATATCAGCATCGCTGGCGGCTTCGCAAAACCGCTCAACAAACATTTCTTCATTTTTGCTAATAGCGTAAACGCAGATTTTCAGATTTTTGGTCATCGCGTATTTCCCAAATAAATGCGTGAATAGGTTGCGTTCGTTCCGCAGATAATCATTGTTTACTTTCCGCAATTCCGCCCATTCAACGCCCTCCCAATAGGTGTCATACATATGGACGGAATAGGAATTAATCAGCCGACATTCCCCCGATATATCCCCATAAATCCATTCATCGTTAAAATCGAATGGCAGAAATTCCTCGGCTGACCGCAGATCAATTAAGGTTGGGTTTTGTTTGTATATTTCTGCCGCCAGCGTAACGCAATGGGACGACCATTCCCCAGTCCCGATGACGTCCAGCATCTCCCGTTTCCACCGGCCAATGAATGGGCATCCCGGCTTGGCCACGATCAGCCCCGCATTTAGGGATTTGGGTGAGCCATCTTCATCGTAGCTTTCTATTCCCATCGTGGTTCTTTGGAAGGATAGGGGTTTTATCAGCAGCATATCCGTATCAAGGTATATACCCCCCTGATCGTAAAGCACATCCAACCGCACGATGTCTGCCTGATACTGCGGGTATTCTGAAATGGCAGGCGGCTCGGATTGCACCATTGTGACGTAAGGCCGAATGGCTTCCCAATGAGGGTTGCCTACAGGCTCTGCATTGGTGTGCATATAAATGGCGTCTGGCTTTTGCACATCATGCGCGGCCCTGACTGCCAGATAATTAATAAAACCAAAGTCCCGCGACATTGGCCCCGTAAACCAGATAAAATGAATGATATTTGGAATAATACTCATCACTCTGGTGGCCATTCAACATCGTGAACCTTCAAGCGATACATTGCTAAAGCATTTCGGAATTGATAAGAATCAGTGTTTATGTCCGCGCCATTTTCCCATTCTTCGAGAATTGCGGTTAGTATTTCAATGTCGTTTGTCATTTGGTCTCTCCAAGCCTATCCAGAAACAGCCGCAACTCGTATGGCAAGTCAGGGTGTTTAGGTTGGGGTATGAACTTAGCTAGATAGCTTTGGGGTATCTTGTTACCGCCGTATTGGGGTTGGGTCATTTCCCTCCCTCACAATAGCCTCTGCATCGAGATTGCGGATGGCGGCAACAGCATCGCCCACATGGTCAAGGCAGCAATCATCTACTGTCGATGCGTCAACGCTATGATCAACGGCCCGCACAGCAGCCTCCAGCCCCATCTTCACGCCTTCAACATGAGCGACGGTGAGGCGGGCGATTTCGGCGGCGGCTTCCATAAACCGATCAGATAGATCCTTGTCTTGATAAGGGCTGATGCACTCGCGTTTGGACACTGCCAGCAAGATCTCGCCAGTGCCCCGTAGCTGGTCGGTGAGGTCGCTGTTTGTAGCGAGGGCTTCATATGCGTCTTGATCTTCGCCACTAATTAATTCGGCTAGATCCCGATCCGCCTGTGTCACTGTCGGTTCAGTCATGTTTGTTCTCCGCTTGCTTATCCAGCCAAACATCAAGTGCTTTTTCAGCCTTGTTAGCCGTCTGCGTATGCAAAAGCTGTTCGCCGTATTCGGAAACAATAATGGCGTAGACGGTTTCTTTGGAGGGGATCGGGACAGTTACAATGGCGACCAAGATAGCCGCCTTAAAAAACCGTTTTCCTGCCTCCCAACCACGCCGGGCATTAAATCCAAAAGGATCGTCTACAGATGCTATAAGAGCAGCTATAAGGCCAGCGACACCAGCGCCTATAAAAACCAGCTCGCCGCAAACACTTGCGGACTGGCATAAATCGGCGGCATAAATTGCCCAACTAAGATTAGTCATGTTAGTTCTCCATAAATAAAGATCGAAATGCGGTGATACCAACGGGAACAATGAAAGAAGCTCCCCAAGGGTTAAGCTGCCACGAAAAAATGCCAAACAGACACGTTAGCGCATACACAAGGGAGATACTTGCGCACGCTCTGTAAAACACCGCCGTCAGCCCATCGGCTATGCGCTTGATGTCAGTGGTCATGACGATGACGATGACCTCCCAATAAAGTAGATGAGGCAAAATGCTAAAACAGCGCCTGCAAACCACATCACTCTTTTCCCTCAAACACGATCCTGCCGCCGCGCTTGGCGAGGGCTTCGTGGGTGTCCCATACATTCCGATCAAAGCTCGTGAATGATGTGGCTGTGCGCTTACGGTCTGTGTGAACCTCATTCACCAGCGCCATCGCCTTGCGTTCAATTTTGGTCATGGATTGTCCTTTCCGCTTTGCGGATGTTACATATTTCCAGATGAGCACTAACAACTTGCAATGGAATAGGGTCAAAAGCGTGTCCGTTTCCCAAGTTCACCTCAACCCACTTTCCGCGTTCGTCCAACCAACCCGTATGATAAGTAACGGTTGGGTTTATGCCCAAGCAGCCTTGCAGTCGTGGATCATCGTATCGCTGAAAAACGTCGCAAGGCAAACCGTCTAGGCTGTATTTGGTCCGAGTCATTGTTGATTACCCCCCACAAGTCAACAAATGATACATAGCAACCTTTACCGGCCCCGGAATGGATTGCTTGCCGTTTTCCCATGCACTGATTGTCTGCCATCCATGTTTGCCCATAAGCAATGCGGCGGCAAGGGAGTGCTGGGTGTGGCCCATTTCCTTACGGGCTTCTCGGAAATCTTCAGGCTGCATTAATTCGTCCCTCAACATTTACGCAAACAATCTGAATGGGCTTAATAACCGTCCCATAGGTTCTGGCGCGGCCCCAACCGTGGGCCAGCCAATCGGCCTCATGTGCCCACTCAAGGTATCCATTGACCTCACGAAATACCCGCTGATCCAAAGCTGGATGGGAAATTTCCCTCATGGCGGTTTCACCATTGGAATGGGTGCAAAGGTTTGCTTGAATGGTCATGATTATGCCTCCGATCAAAGATACTTGATGCCGCCGCGCGGCCCGATGCAGGCGTGGAAGCCGGAGCGAGCAAACAACTCGGCGGCGGTGCCCTCGTCACCCGCCAGACCGGCCACGCAATAAACGTAGACAAATCCCGCGTGGCTGCTGCTGGTGATTTTCAGCTTTTTGATTTCGTGAAAGCTGAGAACGGTGGCGGCGATTGCCTTGGTCAGTGCCTTACGCTGCGTGGCGCTCAAGTCGGATTCGGTAAGATCAACGCGCTCGGCTTCAATTTCGGCGAGAAGGGCATCAAGGTCGGTCATCTCACATTCTCCTGTCGGCGGGGTCATCCCCTGCAACAACCCATATAGGCCATCGCTATAAGCTGCAAGCGGTTTTTTGCATTATTCTAAATTATTTTGAACCACCCCACTTCAATCAGCACCACCTGTTCAATGTCCAGCGGATCGGCTCGATCTCGTCTGCCTCCCGTGGTGATGGTATGATTCACCGGCAACTTCACATATCCTAGTGCATCCTGCCATTGCACGAATAATGCGGCTTCAAAGCCCATATCCACCCAAGCCAGCAGGGCATCATATTTGCCCTTGCCGAGCATGTAGGTGGGGTATTTATCCTTTGGATTAGTCCTGACCTTTATCTCGGCCATGACCTTAGCGTTCCCGCCTTGAGAAAGCAGATAGTCCGCCCGGCAGTTCATTGGCAGCTTGACCGCATCAAACTTAAATCGGGCGCACACCTTCCCGATCACGGATTGTTCGCTGGCTAGGTTTGCCGCCGTTTCATATTTGGGCCTGTAGATCATTCCCCCTCATGCGCCTTGGCTTTAATTAATTCGCGCTGGCCAAAAAACACAATCTTTTCGGCATCGTATGTGCGGGTGGCCCCCGGCTTGCCTCGCCCTTGAATAAGGGCAGCCAGACGCCACACAGCCTTAAACACATTGCCAAGGCCAAAGGACATCCCAAACGCCTCGATAATGTCGTTACATTCGGCCACATAGGGCTTGCCCCCGCTGGTGGGGTTATCAATCGGTATCTTGTAATAATCCGATGATCCACCCGTAAGCATTACCCCCTCCCTGCCAAAATATCCTTGCACCGAGGGCAAGTGACATTCTCATTCCTATCTGTGGTGGCGGGTTGCTTTCCTCCTGATCCAGCTTGGCAATAGGCCACGGCTTTATTCAGCACCCAAGCCCGCTTATGAATTGCGTTCATTCCTATCCCTCCATGCAATAACAACGTAATCACAAAGGCTGCGGATCAACCACCATATATTAACAGCCAAAACCGCCAGCCAATAAAACAGCATCACCACGCCCATGCACAGGGCAACCATTAAAGCAAAAATGCCTAGAGACTGTTTCATGATCTTAGCTTTTCTACACAATGGACAACATCTGACACCGTTTCCCATGTGTGCATATCTTCACATGATATAACAATGTTAAACGTATCCTCCAGAACCATAGTCAAATCAATGATGGATATGCCGTCTAGCCCCAGATCATCGCGGAGCGTGTTTTCAAATTCAATCTTGTCTGGCCTAATTGTCGCGCAATCATAAATTAGCCCGATAACCATTAGGCAAGCGTCATCCGATGTGATTTTCATTCTGGATCTTCCTTAATGTTGCGGACATCTTCTGCCTCTATTTCATAAATGGTATGGCGGATTAAATCGCCAGTGTCCCAATGCCCGTCCAAGATGGCCTTTTCAGATACGCGGCCCCATAGCTTTTGGGCTGCTAGGCGTTCGCGGGCGCGGTGGATGATGGTGCGGTCAGTCATGCGGCGGCACCGGAGAATAGATCATCCATATCTAACTTGGCATTACGAAGGTTTTTAACTCCTTGCCGCCAGTATGTCGGGTGCAGTTCCGTTCCGATGAATTTGCGACCCAACTCAATGGACGCGACACCTTCGCTGCCAATTCCGCCAAACGGCGAAAGAACTCGGTCTCCTTCATTCGTCCAGAGAGTTAGCGCCCGCTTGGTGATATTGAGTGGCATTGGGCAAAGATGTTTTTCCGCGTCGGGATCAGCCGCCATTTTCACATTGAGGACATCCGTTGCCGGTAGGTCATAATCCCCCCTGACAAACCGACCGTCAGGCGTATCGTTCCAGATCGGTTGCGCCAGAGATCGCCAATCCTCAACAGGAAATAAGTCAGGATCGTGCGTGATTTTTTGCACCAGATCGGATTGCCCGTCTGTTGCCCACTTTTTAAATACCATGAGATATTCCGGCATTCCTACGCGGCAAACACCCGCATCTGTGCGAAAATTCTTATATAGCAAGCCTTGCGCGTTAGTTTTTTCACGTTCTTGAACGGGGCAACGCCTGATCGTGATGCGACATTGCAAATCCCAACCCTCTTCAATGTGAACTTGTGAACACATATCGGAAAACGGACGAATGCCAGCGGTGCCTCTAACACTGCTATTTTGGTAATAGACCAGATCTTTGACATGAATTGCAGTCAGTCGCCCCGGTCGGGTAATCCTAAATTTTTCGCGGACAAGAAACCTATATCGCTCAATAAATTCAGCGTCATTCGCCACGTTGCCCATGTCAAACGCGCTTTCGCTGTAGATGTAAAGCGAGGAAAAAGGCGGCGAATATACGCTAAAGTCGATGCTATTGTCTGGGAGACTAGATGTAAAATCAACGGCCTCCGCATTGTAGAATGCCCAACTTTCACCCTGAGCTTGATCAATTACGTTTGGCATTATGAGTCCTCCGAAAGCCAAGCGGGAAGGCTGGCCTGTTTTGTGGGTTGATAGTCATGTTTTGTGGAATGGATTTCTTGCGCGCGGGCCATGGCGCTACGCATGGCAATCTTCATTCGTTCGTGATCGTCGCGCTTACGGACGATGGCTTGCCAAATAGACTCCTCAGTCTCTGCACTCGCTACATGAACGTCTACAGGGCGAGTTTGCCCATATCGCCAGCATCGGCGCACGGACTGATAAAACGCCTCATAGCTGTATGACAGACCAAGAAATGCAACGCGGGCACAATGCTGCCAATTAAGACCAAATCCTGCAATGCTGCCCTTAGTGATAAGCCACTTTGCGCGACCTTCAGAAAAAGCGTTTAAGCCCGCTTCCTTTTGTTCTGGCGTCAACCGTCCGTGAACTTCGGTTGCCTCGGGCAAAAGCGACTTAATTGCATCCGCATCATAGTCAGTATCTACCCAAATAATCCACACTTCGTCCGGCTCTGATCGTACCAGCTCCGCAATCTTGCGCGCTCGATCATTGGCAGTTTTACGCTTTTCATTGTGGATCGACGTTGCCGATGCGCTGGGAATACGGAATAAACGGACTTGGCCATTATCATCACCTGCATCTGATTGGATGTCCGTCTTAACGACATGGCGATGCAGATTGAGCGGCGGCAGGATGTATCCGGTATCATCGCCGCCCAGATCGGAAGGCTTTTCAGCACAGCGCGCCCAGCTTGCAACCCATTGCCAGAATGAATTGACCGCATGGCGCTTAAGTCGATACCGACCCATTTCCGATTGATCAGCAAGAAACCAACGTGAAAGCATCTCGCTAGACGACATCGCGCCAAGGAACTGGCTATGTTGCCCCAACTCCATATGATCATTTGGGGCAGGCGTTGCCGTGCAGGCTAATCGAAATGGAATATGACCGCCAAACTCCATAAGTCGGCGCGTGGTAATCCCTGAAAAATTCTTAATAATGCTGGATTCATCAAGGATAAGTCCCCCGAATTGGGTAGGATCAAATAGGTGTAACCGCTCATAATTGCAAAGGTTCAAGCCGGGGCGAACGTCATCTGACTGTCGGCATATCGTGGTATCATCAAACCCAAATTTATGTGCCTCGGTGAGATGCTGTCCCGTAACGCCAAGTGGGGCCAGCATAAGCACCGGCTTTCCAGTGTGGCGGGCAATGTTGTGTGCATAGGCAAAGCTGCAAATCGACTTACCAAGGCCGGTGTCAAGAAACAGGGCGGCATTGCCACGTTCTAGCGCAAATGAAACCGCATGAGATTGATGAGCGCGGATAGCGTCCGGCATATCTCGCAGGTCAGTCCCGTAACTTTCAAACCGGACGACTGATTTTTCAACGATGGCGCGGTAATCAGTCATGATGCCATCCTTTCCGGTTCATCAATCCGTGTGTATTTTACTAATTTACATTCCAAATCCCGCACAATCTCCCTCAACTCGGCAATCTTATTAGATTTCCACGAAGTGGCATTTATCGGCGGTTCATATCCCATTTGAGAAATGCGATTAGCAATATACCTCATTAAAATGCTGCAATTTTTAGATTCATCGGCAAATTTCACCCATGACCTTTCGTGAGCGCCAGACAACCGCAAAACCTTAATTTCACTGGTGTTTTCAATTAAGATATCTTCTAATTCATCATACCAGCGATATAAATCATCAATCCGCATCGCGTGGATGATGTCACCCTTTCGCAATTCTAAAACATTCATCCCACATCTCCATTCCTACGTCGAGCCTCATCCATTAGCTCGGTAATTTCACATCCTAGCCAGTGGCTCAAGATATTGGCGCATCTATCCGTCCATCGTGCCCGCTCAGGCTCTGTCATGGCCCTGTTGCTAGTGGAGCGGGGCTTGAACACCTCATGCCCTGATGGCGTTGTAAACCGCTCCCCAAGGCTTAGGCGGCGCTTTAGTTCATTATGCAGCAATTCCTGATCCCACACAAAGCCCGTTGCATCCGTTAGGGCTTCTGCGGCTACGTCCAGCATTACAAAATAAAACCCCCGCCGCGCCTCATTGGATCTGGTGCGTTTGATCTCCACCCTAACCGGGCCGGGAGGGATGGCTTTCACCGCCTCCCGTGCGGCTGAATTAATAGGGTGAAGGCTGCCAAAGCGCACTTCAAACATCAGGCTTGGCTTGTCAGACATGACCATTCCTTTCTGCCTTCACCGCCCTAATTTCAGCGGCTTTCGGGCTGACTTTGCAAAAGGCTTCAATCAGCCCTTCAATATCAATACCAGCCCAAAACGTGCGTTCGCCTATTTCGTGCTGCTTACGATGGTGTCCTGCACAGAGTGCCACTGACCTAAAATCATCTGGCTTTTCTCCCATCCCAGCGCCGCTGCCCAACCTCACATGGGCGACATCAATCGGCAATTCCATGCATCCATCAATCGAGCAATGATGAGACCGGACAAAATTACAATGGCCTTGCGACCGCCATCTAGTGGATCGCTTCGCCTTCTTCATCTTCTTCGGTGGCAGCATTTTGAATCCCCTCAAATTCCATAAGCATTTCAGCCA